AGATTATTGATTGTCGTAATCGTATTACCTAACTGAACAGCCGTATTACCAATGGTAATAGGCGTATTAAAGTTGGCATCTAGCTGCGATAACGGAATAGAAGTCGTTGCATTAGCAAACGCATAAGGTACAGTCATTTAAAACCTCACTCTCAATTCGTGTTCATATTCAAAACCGTTGACCACAAATCCAGCGGAGTTGGAAGTCACCGTCATTCCAAGATATTTACCCCACTGTTGCGCGTCTGTTTTATACAAGTTATAACCCTGACCGCCAACCCAAGTAATCGTCGTACTAGAATTATTTACCCAGGGTATTGTGTTGCCAAAATTATTGATCCAACCAACAAAATTGCCAAGCACATAAACAGGACTAGCATTACTTTCGCTATCTACCGTTACATTCAACAATGCAGATGTTGATACCGTTGCCTCAATACCAATCTTTAATGCTTGCTTTGTGCGAATAGGATCACCCATTGCTTGCAGTGGAGATTGAATAATGCTGTCAATTGGTGAGGATGAATCATTGTAAAGATGATAAAGCCCCGTACCATTTGTTCCAAACATTTTGATCTTGCCATCTGAAGGGATAGACATGACCAACTTTAAATCTGTGCGCTGGTTTGTAAAAAACCATTTACGCTCAAAGAAAACAGCCTGGAGATAACGATAAGTACCGCTATCGTTGTAGCGGATATTAAAAGCCGCACACAAAATATTATTTAGCAACACCTGACCAGCAGTAACAATTGCCGTTGTAAAATCAATGTCAGGGAATACGCCATCTAGCGCGTCAGACAACTTAGACGTTGTGGAACCTACCAGCGCATACACACCGTACTCGTTCATAAAAAGTACGGAACGGAAGTACGGGAAAATAGCGTAAGGCAGTCGCGTTCCTACAGACGCAGAAACGTTGGTATTGGTAAAGATGGTAACGCCAGTATTTGTGACGCGAACATCAGAGAATACGTTGATACTGTCTTCACCAAAGATGTACAAAAAGTTATTTGCTGACAATAATTGCACAATATTGCTATGCAACGTGTTGTCAGTCAGAGTAAGTGAGCCAGCAGAAACGCTTGTAAAATCATTGTAAGTACCAGCAGCAGTATATGAAACAGTCCTTCCTTGAGCCACCCAGGTTCTGCCGCTAAACGTTTGAATGCCAACAAGCGGATCAGCATTGATGACTGCCCTTGCAGTAGCATTGCTACCTCCTCCGCCTGTAATCGTTACCGTGATGTTGGAAGCATTGGTGTAGCCACTTCCAGCATTGGTCATGATGACATTGATTAGCTGACCGCCAGAAAGAATAGCCTGACCTGCTGCATTTGTTCCACCGCCGCCAGCAATAGTGACTACGGTATTTGCAACGTTGGTATAACCCGTACCGCCATTAGTCACTATGACAGAGACAGTACCAGTAGCAAAGGTCACAAGACTGCATACTGCGTTTGCGCCAGAACCGCCGCCACCAGCAATCGTAATAGTTGGAGGCGATGTGTAACCGCTACCGCCCTCAGTCAATATGATGGAACTTACCGCATTAGCCGTAATAATGGCCTCTGCTTCAGCCTGGATGCCGCCAGTTTGATTAGGCGCAGAAATAATTACCGCTGGCGTACTGGTAAATCCAGAGCCGCCATTAACAATTCCTATTGATCCGACTGCTCCGATAGCTACAAGGTTAATGCCATCCCAAGAAAAAATGCCTTTGTCCTTATCGCTGATAAGAACGCGCTCACTTTTCCATTGAGTAATGTTGATTCCAGAATTAGAAAATGTGCCAGCAACAGCAATATTAGATTTTGCGTTTGAAACAATATCTACTGCTTCACAGCTTCCGTTTTCTTGAAACGCCAACGCATAATCATTATTGATAATGTTGGCTGCATATAAGCCAGTTGCAACATTGGCGAAGCTAACGGTGGTATTGCTACTATAGGGCGTTATTTTAAGATTGGCATAACCAATAGGCATGGCATTTTCTAGCCACGCAAATTCGTTTTCATCAATCGCAGTACGGTTTGCCTTCGTGTTTACGCCACGAAATTGTTTGACAACCTGGTACGACTTTTTCTGTTCAGCCGCAGCCATGATTAAAACGGAGTGCTGTAAGGATCAGGTATCCGGCGGGTCATTACCGTTGCCAGAACAGCCTGAACTTGTTTGACATATTCCTGCTTGTAAATCTCAGCCTCTCCATAACTTTGTTCTTTAAACTTGGCCTTGTATGCCGCATAAAAAGCAACAGGGTTTGTGTAAGGATCAATGATTTCATCTACGGTTGACGCATTAACTAATGGCGTAGGCAGAATCACCGAATCAATCTCAACGGTATAAACCTGATCTGGCACAGGAGAAAGATAAATTTTTGATTGACCAAAAATAGAGAACGCAACAGGCCGACCAATGTAGTTTTGCCAGTAACGCAACTGCGCGTTAAATTGTGTCCAAGGCAAATATTGCAGAGGAACACGGCTGTTTCCCCAGTAGAGATTGATATTGATTATATCCAGCGTCAGCAAGCCTTGTGGCAACGCGACATAGTTCATATTCTCTACATTACCAACATAAGTCAGCATGGCAGTTCCGCTAGCAAACGGTGTGCTAGGAGGATAAAGACCACCATACGCAGGATAACTAGGCGCGTCAGTACCAGTTGTGCCAGCCGTAGTTACTTGATAAATGAAGATATTGGAAAAAAGATAGGTTCCAAGCGTGACTGCGGTATCAGCAGTCCAAGGCACAGGTTGCACAGCAGAAGCTACTGGCGCAAGCGGTGTTTGAGTAATTTGGATAGTGCGGAGGCAACCAGTATCACGGACAACACGTTCCCTAGCCGAATTGATGTAATCGGTTAGTTCAGAGTCGGAATAAAAATTTCCGTTCGCATCATGCAAAAGTCTTCTGACTTCCGTGATGTAACTGGACAACGTTGCCATTTAATTCCCATGTTTAAGCGGCTTTTTGGACGGTTCTCCCCACCCGACCTTCCGGCACGGGCGGGGGTACTAGGTCAATCGCCGGGGATAAGGAGCGATCTTGTTTAGACTTTTCTTCGCTAACGATAAACTTTTTAAGATACGCCAAACCTTCAGGCATATCATTTAACGTTTTTGCAAATCCAAGTCTTGCTACCACCGGCTCCTTGTTTTCAGAGCCATAACCGAATATGTGACAAGCGACTTCTACAGGTATTTCAACAGTTTCGTTCGCAGGGAACTTGTACTGTTTAAACGCATATTCATCGACAAGAACCTTATCGGTCTTGTTAGTCACATAGACAGTTGTCATAGAGTTACAACGTCACCAAAGACAGAAATATCGCAAGTGCCACCGCTAACCGCTGTGTTCACCTTAACGTACAGTGAACCAGCAGAATAAACTGTCGTAGCTGTACCAGTTGCCAGAGTAACATCCTGGAAAGTAGATGTGCTAGTAACAGAAGACAAAAGAGTTGCATTGCTAACAGCATTGGACGCATTACCATCGTTAGAGGTAAGGATCGTCACGTTGCCAGTAGCAATGCTCTGATTTGCGTTAGCGACCACAATCCTGCGAACAATGTACGAGGAGCCGCCCACAACAGGGATTTGGGCAACGGCATTGCCAGTAGCAGCGACAGAAACGCCGACTGCTTTGCCAAGACCAAAGTTACCAAAGCTATTGGGATACAGCGCACCTACATGGTTTGCATTCATGTTGGCTCCTTATGCGTAAGTCTCAGACACCGCCTCACCACCGTTCACTTGGAACAGAGTGATTGTCGGAGTACCGGACAGCACATTAGCGCGAATGTTGACACCATCAGCCACAAAATAACCGCCAGTGTTATTTGCAACAACAACAGCCCAAGAAGCGTTGCTGATATTGCCACTGGTATTAGTGTTGAGTTCAATGGTGACGTTTGCTGTTGGGGTAATGTAATAGTCACCAGCAGGAACCGTGACCGTTGCATTACCAGCAGCATACGCTTGGAAAAATGCACCAGGCGAATCAGTAGATGCGCCAGCTACGAGGATTTTATTTGACATGACTATTTCTCCCTTACAGAGTCAAAGAGTTGTAGCCCGTCACCTTCGTCATCGACTTAGGCTTAGTGTTCACCAGTTCTGCAATCATCAGAACAGCGCCAACATAACCAATCTGCCAGTTAGGCAGAGTCGATTCAAAGCCCGTAAACACAAACGAACCCTGCTCATGGATATAGAGCGAGAGATAGTTAGTGTTCAGGAAGTACACAGTACCTTCTGGGCAATATGGATCAGGATAAATAGGAACACCAGCAACCATCAATGCGCGGAAAGCAG